GCATCCCAGTCTAAGTAGTCGCCCGAAGCGTTTAACGAAAGCTTAGCGGGTGTAACACTACCAGTCCCAAGCTTAGCTTCTGTAACACCGCCATCTTTTATGGATACTTTGTTGCTTGTATCATCAACCTCAAGAGTGACGTCATCAACTGTTGAGGCAATACTGCTAGAAGCAAGAGTTACAACAGTAATAACCGAACTAGCAGGGGGCGCAGAAGCAAACGTAATGGTGCTTGGCGCACTTATAGCGATTGTGTAAGCGTCTGGGGCTTGCACCGCACCGTCAATAGAGACCAGATAAGCTTCTGGGGTCTCTGTTGCAGGTGTAAACGTCAAGTTAAACGCTGTAGTTGTGCCGTCACCAGTCAAATCTGTGTGTTTAAAGCTCGCTATATTAGTCAGAGCGGTGTCTGTTAAGTTCTTTTGTAGCTTAAACTGGAACGTGTTGGCATCCTCGGTCACTTCTTGAGCAACGTAGAGACTCTGCTGATAAGCATTGTCCAAGTCTGTAGCTGTGAGACGTGAGCCATTTTCAAAATCAACAAGCTGAGTGGTGCTTGTGGCACGATAAATACGAAGAGTGTTGTATGAGCCCGCACTATTCCAACCAGAAGAAAACGTTACCGTTCCTCCTTGGTTGTTAGCGTTAGCTGTAACTTCCGCCGCGCTATCTAAGTTTACGTATGCCAAAGTGCTTTCGTTGAAGCCAAGTACGTGGACGTCTCCCAGTGCTATAAAGCGAAACGGAAACGTAAACGACGTATCTGTCGGGGTGTTTGTGTATTCGAAGTATGAATCTGCCATTTTATTTTTCTATTAAGGTTGTTTGAGATAATCGTATCTTCCTTTGAAGATTTCTTTTTGTGCTTGTTTAAGTTCTGGATACTCTTCAACTAAGTCTCTCAGTGCCGTCGCTCTGTAAGCTCCTATTAACTGACTGACTGCGTTAATTCGTGGGGTTTTGCGTCCGAGTTCGTGCTTCATGCTGTATTCGGGCAACTTTTTGTATGTGTCACTGGTAACAAGAGCTCTTAGACGTTCCCTAAGAGTCTTTCCTCCTATTTTACGAGTGCTAACAAGCTCTTGAAGTCTGTCATACGCTTGGCGTCCATCTTGTTCGACGTTCTTTAAGCTTAGTCCGCTTCCCATGAATTTATGAGAAGGCTTGGTGAAACCATGAGCTAGTAGGGCAAGCTCGCGGTCTACAGGGTCTTTACTTTCTGAGCTAAAGAAGAAGGGGTCTATAAGTCCTCGCACTCCTCCATGTTGCTCCATCTTAATAGGCTCACCAAGAAAGTTACGCTTCAACGGCATATTTGAGGCTTCTGCTCCGCTAGGAATACGCTTAAGCATATGGTCAAAGATGTTTCTAGTTTCGTAAAGCTGTCTGCTTTCTTGAAAGTTCATTGATTGATTAACAATGTTGGGAACTAATCCACCCATCATGCCTCCAATGAAACGCTCACCTCTGTTTTCAGCGTCAAAGATAGCCTTCATAGCTTTATCTAAACCGTCGAGATAAGATTTACTGAGAATGTTGTTTGAAAGTGAAGTACAGAACAACGAAAACATACGTCCTAACTCATCTGTCTCAAGCTCATCGTAAGTCTGAGCGTCTTTGATGTCAGCTATAAGACCAATAGACGTAGCAACGGGGTCAAGTCTCTTATAACTCCACCACTTGTCGCCCACTTTGATTGAATAAGGTCTCCACCCTGTCAACTGAAGTGCTTTGTTCTGTTCTAAGTTAGAAGGACCACCGCCAGTGATAACGTCGGGGTTGCTATTCATGTAGTGGAGCATCATTGCACCCACGCCTACTGAAGTTGCTATTTTTCCTCGTGCTCTGGCGGCATCCATTGGGTTGTCGCTGTGAACGCCTTTTCTAACTTTATCGGTAAGCAACGCTTTTGTGTCCACTATAGGCTGAACTAGTCCGAGAGGAGAGCGTTCAATACCTGCGCGGAGGATGTTTGTGGGCGTGTTAAGGAACGGAACAACGAAGCGTAGTAAAGGTAGCTGTTGTAAGCCGTAACCAACAACAGAACCAACTTTATTAACAACACCTTCATTACTTCTTGTTGTGAATGTGTTTTCTTTCGCTTGCGCCATGCTTCGTTCAGCAAGTATTCCCGCGTTTTCATCGAATACGTGGTCTTTCTTATACTGCTTTACGAAATCAGCTTGCGCTGTGCCAAATGTTAATCCTTGGGCGCGGGCTTGTTCAAAAGCTTCGCGGGTTATAGCGGCTTCCGAGTAAGCGTGACCGCCTTCAGTAATTAAGTCGTTAAACTTAGAGTCAATATATTTAGCTATGTCGTGACCGTCAGTTAGTCCTTTATTCATTGCTTCTAAAGCAAGCTCAGTCTTAGCATTTGAGCGGTAGGAAAGTTGCTTAAAGAACTCATCCCCAGTCAAAAGACCACGAGTAGGTAGGCGGACAAAGTGACCAACCATATTAACAGCCTGTCCTATTCCATCCAGTCGGTCAGAGTGAATAGCGTATGTACGGAATTGGTCGTCATCAAATACACGACTGCCTTCCATCAACATAGAGTCGTCATTCTTAAACGCTTTACCTGCGTATCTTAAGGACTCCCTTATCATTTCCATGTCAAACGCATACTGGAAAGCCGCTCTTGCTACCTTCCAATTACCTTGGGTTATTCCTCCTATTACGCCCCCACCAACAAGCTCTAACTGTCTCATTGTTATGTTAATGACGTTACCCATAATGTTAATTGCTTGGGTTGTAGGACCAGAAAGCAAGGAGTTAATCCAATACTCCATAGTCATTTCCATCATCTTGTTGCCTTTAACCTTACGGTTTGTGGCGGCGACAGACTTAACTAGTTCGTCAAAAGCTTCATCCTTTTGCCCTGCGCGGCGTAAAGCGTCGGATACGTGTTGCTGACTGTCAGACATGACAAGTAGTCTAACTAACTTGTCCATCTTCATTTGACCAATAACACCCGTCATTCTTTGGTTACGGTATTTGTAGACATCTTCTGAGCTTTGGTTGGCAGTGTCGATGCCTATCTTTTTCTTTACGTTAAACCCAAAGCGACCTCCGAGGAGTTTACGTTGCACTAAGTTTAGTCCTGCATCTTTACCCATCAAAGACCATACGCGCTGTGCTTCTACCATCTGGTCGAGCAACGACATTAACTCAGCCTCTAACACTTGCTTGTCTTTCTTGGCTATGTTGGCTGTTTGCTTTGCGTGCGCGTCGATTTCTTTTGCTTTGTCTACAGCCATCCGAGCAAACGAACCGATGATTTCTTTAGCGGCGGCTTGGTCACTACGGAACTGCTCCATAGCTTCTTGGTTGTTTTTCATCTTTTCGATGTGACGTGACATTGCCGCCGCGTCTCCGCCCAAAATGTCGGCATACTCTTCTGTAGCTGTATTAAGCTCTTTGGCTGTTACTGGCTTTGTTTTTGTGCCTACTTCATCTAGGTGTGTAGACATTGCCTTCATCAACGCCCAAGCCCCGTTAGTAGACTTTAAATTCTTACAAGCACTGTGGATTGCTTGTGTACCGCCAGTGATTTTACCATCGCCAAGTTTCATAAACTTAGCTAGTCCGTTGATTTCTTTGAGAAGCTTTGCTCTTTCTAGGGCGGCATCCTCAAGAATCTCACCAGTAGTTTCTCCTCTAGGTGTTGCAGAATAACGACTTCTAGAGTGCATCCTTGATACCTCTGCGGCGGCATCCGCTACGTTTTCAGCCTCGTCAATAGCCCGCTCTGCGTTCATCTTTTTACCAGTAAGAGGGTCGGGAATGTCTTTTAGGTCTATTCTTCGCAGGTCGTTAGTGAACTGCATGACATCATCAAGAACTGATTGTGTGCCTTCGTCCGTCCCTCTGACTAGTGTTTTTGCGGCGTTTTTAAATTGTTTCCACAATGAACTCTGGTCTATTCCTGCTGTAGCGTTTAGTTCGCGGGCGAAAGCGGTGTTAGTCATCGCCTCGGCAACAAACTCGTGGACAGTGAAAAGGTTAGCCGCGCTTGCGGGGTCGAGAGCGTGAACAACATCGTCGTTAGCCGCGTTGAGCATCCCTCTGCCTCTGAATACGGCTGTCCTACCTGTTCCTTTTTCGCGTAGTTTATTCTCTACTTCTCTAAAGGATGGAAAGTCTTTAATATTCTTGTATTCAGCCTTGGTAAGTATGTTGTAAGCTCTGTTGCTTTCAATCATTCCAAGGTAATTAGCTACAAGCTTTTGTATTCCTTCTGTCTCTGGCGTTACCTTTTTATTAGCAAATTCTATTAGAGCGTTGTAATACTCTTCGCCCTTCAATTTTTCTATTCCGCCGAGTGCTTTAGATAACTTTTTAGCTGTAATAGCGTGAATAACTTCGTGAGTAAGAACACGTGAGTTACTTATTGATTTATTCTGCCTTGGAAGAGTTATAGCGTTGTCGTTGATGTCGTAGTAACCCGCGCTATGGTCGGGGATACGGTCGGTAAGTCTGAAATCTACGGCACTGAGGTCTTTGCCGTGTACATCTAATAATCTTTTTAAAAGTGGGGTATACCTAGATTCTTCTGAGATGGGGCTAGTTGTAAATGCCCTTACTACAGAAGCGGCGTCTGTTGTATCGCTACCGCCTCGGAACGCTGTATTAGCAACGGCTTCAAAGTTTTGATTGAACGCCTCTATTTCTATCTCATCTCCTTTAGCAAACGGAGCAGAGTCATCATAATCAAACTTGTCTTGAATGTCTTTTCTATATTCACCGAGGAGCTTTGTGTAAGTGTCTTTTTCGGTCTCGCCTATCTTAACCATCTTTCTTTGTTTCTTAATATTCTTAAGACCAAAGAGTAACTCTTTTGCATATGAGGCGGCTTTAAATGCGCTTCCTACTCCTGCTTCTAATAGCAATCCTTCTGCTACGTTCTTAAAGCGTCCTTCAATTTCTCCGTCATCTTCATCAGCGGCAAGATACTCGGTAATGGCATTTTCAAAGAAAGGATGAGATTGAACTAGGTTAGATAAACGTTCTTCGTTGCCCTCAAAAGATATAAAGTCACTTGCCGCTCCTGCCGCCGCAAACTTAGAGTATTTAGCTACGGTCGGGGCTACTTTAGAGACATTGGCTAATCTACCTAGTTTACTTACCTTACCCGCTATTCCGAGAGCAGGGATAAAGCCTGTAGCAAACTGAGTGATACCGTTAGTTAGCTCACCTGCCCAAGTCTTACTATGTCCTAGTAATCGTTGTTCGTCCCAATCGGGTAGGGTGTCATAAGAAAAATAATCAGCAAGATTATAAACGCTGTGTGCAAAATCTTCCACACCGCGAGGCACGCCTAAAACGGCATCGGCTATTAAGCTAGGGCTTTCTTGTTCTTCTTCTTCTCCCATAGGGGAGAAAGTGCGTCCTATTGATGTAACTGGGGTAGGATTAAATACTTTTGATTTCATTTATTTTTCTTTTTGTATTCTATTGCGGCTTTAATTTGTTTAACAACACGTCTGATGTTACTTGGCTGTCTCTTCCAAGCGTTTTGCTCCTTTGCGGTCATACTAGCTAGGTTTACTTCATCCCTTGCATTAGCCATTCGAAGCTCTTTGTTCATCATTGAGTCAAACTTATCTTTGGATATTTTATGCAATATTTCTTTTTCGTTCTTAGGAACGCCAACAAACTTACTAGCCCAATCTTTGTTAGATTTTATGACGCCCGTATCGCCTACGGGTATATTCTCCTGTGGAGTACCCATGCTTATTAGCTCATTATCTCTGTCTTCCCTCCGTTTACCTGCAATAAGGGTCGTAGTGGCATCCCCAGTTTCCCGCGAGGCGGCTCGTGTGACATCTTGGTTAGCTTGCTTTACGCTCGTATCGTTATAGTCCGCTTTGACAACACGTCTATTTGGGTAAGTGATGATGTTGTCATCTGCTTCAGAAAACGCCTCCATCATTTTTTGTCCTTCAAGCTTAAGTTTTTCGGCTTTTGCTCTGAAGTTTGCTTCTTCTCTTTGCTGAGCTTTAGCTTCGCGTTGTTTTGTAGGACTTATGGATGTTGCCTTGTCTGCGGCGGTTCTCTCACGGGTAATAACTTCGCTACCATCTAAGGTGCTCTTGTGTTTAAACACACCGTTACCGTGATTAACGTATCCTGCTTTCTCTAGCTTAGCGATGAGCTTCTCGTGTCCATCCATTTGCTTCTGCCAGAAGTCTTGAAGCTTGTCTTTGCCTTCTTCTCTGGCTTTGTTTCGTTTGGTTGTCCAAGCTTTTCGACTGCTGATTGGGTCGGTAACAACGCGAGCAACTCTTCTCTTAATTACTGCGTTAATTTCCTTTGCACTTCCTTGATAAATATTATCAAAGAAAATACCTACTCCGTCTTCTGGTTCATATTTACCTACGTTAGTAACAGACTGGAACTTATCGTATATCTTGGAGATGTTACCCATAGCTCGCTTCGTCTTTTGAGCGGGCATACCTACAAGTTTATTGACGTTTTCAAAAGCTTCTGTAAGAGGACCAAACTTCGGACTCATGATAGTAGACTTACTCCAGTTGATAGAGCTAATGTCTATTGTGTTGTCAAACGAAGTAGCCTTTGCAGTTCCGTCCGCAATTGCTTGCGCTTCTTTGTAGGTCTTAGCGTCTGTATTTATGTGTCTAAAGTTAAATATAAGCGTGTCGTTTTGTTTATTTGTAGCACGATTGAACCACTCTTGGCTTAAACCTGTGGTTTTTCTCCACCGTGTTACCTGTGCGTCCGTAAAGCCCTTTCCGCCTTTAACAAACTCTGTCTTAGTCTTTTGAAGCCATATAGATTCGCCAGTAGGGTTGCCCTCGTAGTCTCTGATGTCAAACTTAACCACGCGCCCGTTTTGGACTTTGTGAAGAGCTTGTCTAAACCCGTCCTGTGGTCTGAACCCTTTGTTCATAGGAATAGCTGTAACTTGACCGTTCAAAATGTTTTGAAGCGTGCTACGATTATATCCCTTTTCGGTGAGGTAGCCTTCCTTGCTTATATCGGTGTGCGATATTGAGCCTCTTATTTCTACTGTTTCACCCATTCCTTTGACGGAATACCTGTCGCTTGTCCTGCCGCTTTCGTCAAACTTTTTGCCGTAGTCAGGGTCTCTGTTGTATTCTATATCCCTTGCGTCACCTGTGCTTGACTGCGATGTTTTTGATTTCATCTCAGCCATTTCATCCATCGTCTTCTTAATTGAAGCTTCTTGTGCTTCCAATTCCTTCACTCTGTCTGGAAAGTTTGCACGAACCTCCGCTTCTGTCATTCCTGCTCTCTGCGCTAGCGTCTGGACGGCTGTAGGCTCGGCGGTTTTTACAGGTCGAGAACCTTGTATAAACAAGTCTACGCCTTGCTCTGAGGGCTTTGGCTTTGGCTTGGGCTGTGCGGCTTTCTTAATCGGACTGCCGCTTTTTCTGAAAGCAACAAACTCCGCTAAAGCTTCAGCGTGGTTAGGTGATTTACGATTATAATAAAGAAGAGTCTTATTATTTAAAACTCCTGCATCTACTTGTTCTAATATCCACTCACGTTGTTTCGGGCGGACATCTTGAAAGTCAGTACCCGCTAACCACTTCTTGTAGTTATTCACTGCTTCTTGAACTGTGTCTACTCTTATAGCGGAGCTATTAAACTGTTTGAGGTGGCTAAATGGGTTTCCGTAGTGCTCATCGGTGTTTAACTTGCGATGTACGTCAATTCCTTTGCCATCTGCCTCCATCCTCTGCGCTCCAACTATGCTTTTGGAGTGTTTAACCGTCGGCTTAAATTCTGAAGTTATACTTTTTAAATCAAGTTCACCCACGTTTATTGGTTCTTGGGGTGTTTTAGGCTTGTAGTTAAACCCTTCTACTGGGATTAAATCACCAGTATTTTCAGAAGAACTACCAGTTTTTGCTCTACGGGCTGTCTCGTTACTAATGGCGTTAGCTGTATCTACCGCTCTAGCAAAAGTTGCGTTGGTCTTATCCAGTGTGCCTCTGTTCGCTTTAATAAAAGCCATTGCCGCGCTCTTGAGGAAAGAAAGTTGGTCTTCTGACAGTTCGCTAATCTTTTCTCCTTTTATTTCGAAGTCGGGGCTCTTAGGGTCTTTTGCCTTTAGCTTAAAGTTAAAACCCTCTACTGGGATGGGGTCTTGTTTAGGCTTGAAGTTAAATCCTTCTACTGGAATTATTTCTGGCTCTGGGGTGTTTTTAGGTATTCCTGCGGCATCTTGGGCTTCCTGTATCCTTACAATCTGGTCGGCTTTAGCTTCCATCTCAAGATATAAATCGCGGTCACCAGTCCTAAACCTATACTCTTCACCTGTAGCTTTACGGTATAACTTGTTAGCTACATCTTGACGTGCAAAGATAAACTCAGCGGTTTCTTTGGGTTTTGAATCTAGGTCTATACGCCATCCTCCCTTTTCCCATTTATACCCATCTACTTTTTTAGGGAGACCTCCACGCATAAACCAACCTTCGATTCTTTCAAAAAGGCTTTCTTTGTCGCCTGTTTCAACCTCATCAATTACCTCATCAATATCTTTTTTCGGAGTAGGTGCGTCGGGCTTTGGCTTGTCGGGCTTTGGTGCGCCACCACCATCGGGAGGTGGAGGAGGAGGAGGGGTGTCATCTCCGTCTGGCTTTGGACCGTCACCGTCTGGCTTTGCAGTAGGCTCTAGGTCAATGTGCCTGTCGTTTTTATTGATGCCCTTAAATCTGTTGTAACCTTTTTGGTAATCTTGAAGTCTTTGCGCAAATTCGTTGCGTTTATCTAGGGTGTCTAAACTTTCGTAGTGCTTCTCAATTATTTGGGATAAATCTTGACGTGACTTACCTTGACGGAACGCCTCATCCATAAGCGGTATATCTATTCCCTCTTTTCTCATTTGTCTGCTAAGAGACTCATAAGCTTCCTCTAGGAGTGGGTTAACGCGCTTATCTCCATTGAGCACTTGCCTAACTACGTTAGTCTCGCGTGCGCTTAATTCTTCTAGTTCTAGGAGTTTGTTTTGTCGCGCTAGGTCTGCATCAAATTGACCGATAAACTTCTTTTGGTCATTGACGGTCATTTTGTTAAATTCGTCAAAGACCTTTTTTCTATAATTTTTATAATTTAAAAAGTTACCTGCATTGTCTATTCGGCTGATGTTAAACGCCGCGCCCATTTCTATAATAAAAGCATCGTTAAACGCGGCAGAGCCTTGACCACCAAACAAGTATAGCTCAGCGGTCTCTCTGCGTATCCCCTTGTCGTTCATCATGCCGTCGTTAATGAGTTCCATGACTCGTTTACGGTCGGCGGGGAGTAAGTTTTCTGGGTCAACACCAAACTCTCTTAAGGTGTCTATGTCATAACGACGTGCCAATACTCCGAGTTCTGGGACTGTTAAATCTTCTAAATTAAAATTACCTCTTTTGTTTAGTCTTCCTATTCCAATTAGAGCTTCTCTTTCCGCTTTTGTGAACTTACCGTTAAGAAGCATTTCTGCTACTTCTGGACCAGACTTACCCATCACCTTTGCTCTTAAGCCCGCATACCCATAAAACTTTTTACTGGTTAACGTTAGGGCGGTAACTCCACCAAAGAAGGCACTGGCTACTTTACCCATGCCCTCTACGTCTTGTGATTCAGCAATTTGCTCTCCTGCCGCCGCGCCCACTGCAACCATTGCTTCGGTTCTAAAGTCTTTTCCTGCGCGTTTTTGCCACCAAGCTAGTGCGTCGTCCGTTGTTTTAAGACCTATTTTACTTATTGCTTTTGTTGCCCAACGCCCGCCGCCGCTTGCCACTTCTGTACCGTATCTTAGTACTTTTTCAGTGATGTAGGGGGCGTCGTCCAAACGAGGGTCGGTGAGGTCTACGCCAAACACGTTGTCAGTTATGACGTTCAAACCTTTTTCAAGAGCGTCACGACGGGCTTGCACGCCTTTGTTTATTTGTTCTTCTCTTGTAGGCAGGGGATTACCGTCTTTGTCTACCGCACCTTCTGGGGTTTGTATTCCGCCGCCTGTCTCTGAAATTAGCTTATCAAAGAAAGCAACTATGTCTAAAAATCCCTGTGAAGGTTGACCTATGAAAGCGTCCGCGTTCCCCAGTCTAGCTCGTTTACCAAACTGGAAGTTATAGGCTTCCATCGACATGATTTTTCCAACTTCATCAACGAGTTGGTCAGCTTCTTCTCCGCCTACATTTTCTATTTCTGTTTTAATCAGAGTTTTATAAATCTTTTCTTCTTGGGGAAGGTGACCCGTGCCGTTATAGCCTCCGTCTTTGGCGGTTTCTTCTCTATTGTCTAAGAGCTTATCGTGTATTTGCCCTAGGCTCATATTCGCGCCAAGAGGCACGTTGTCGTTACCATAAATCTCTCTAGCAACGTCCATGAGGTATTCGTCCTCTCCCATTGTTTTTTCAAAATCAATGTCTGGATGAAGGACAAACTGACGTCCTGCTAAAACATCTTGTAAAAGAAAGTCTCGCGTTGGGAGTTCTGGGATTACAACGCCGTTGTGCTCATATAATCCTTCTTCATTGGGAACGAGTAGATTTGAGGGAACTCCAACATTTTCAAATCTTCGCTTGAGTTTAGCGTTTATTACATCGGCTTCATCTGAACTAAGAGGGACAAGAGTTCTGCCCTTTCCTGCGCTCTTACCCCTAGTCAACGAAATAATATCTTTAACTAATTCCTCTCCCGCTTTGTTTTTATAAACATGAGCACCGTAATAATTATTGGCTTCGATTATGCTTTCGTCGTCTGCCTGTCCCGCAATGTTAGCGTCAAACGCTTCTATATCCTCCAAAGCTTTCGCTGACTGGTCTTTATTGGGATTTAGCTCTCTAGGAAGCCCTACTCTGTTTGTGCCTTTTTGAGTTGGAGAGGGTATTGGGTTGTATTCTTTAGGCACTGAGCCTAATCTAGCTTTTTGTAGCTCTGCAAATTTAGCATCAAAACGCGACTCTCCTCCTTGGAGATAAGCGTCTTTAAGTAATTTTTCTTCAGTCTCATCTGGGTCAAAGTCTTTTATTACTTGCTGAATTTTTGCGTCTCCGCCATAAGCGTTTGAAGCCTCTTCCATCATTTTCCCGTAAAGAAGTTTGGGAAACTTTTCTTTCATGAATACAGGCATACCCTCACGCGCCCACATAGTTCCAATTTCTTGAGCCGTTGGAATAGGCTCGCCTTCTGCGCGTGGTTGTGATAGTTTTTCTCTAATAAACGCGTTGAGGTCTTCCTGCATAATTGCGCGTATCTCTCCAGTTTTGAGAGCAAACGAGCCTGTAGGCGTGTAATGAGGGACATCCTCGCCCGTAGTCGAGTTTATCTTCATACGAGTGGTAAAATAATTACTAAAATCTAGTCCATTCTCTGAGGACATTGTGTCTATGACGCTGGGCTCAAACTGGGCTTCTAAAGTCTCTGAAGTGGCAGTCAAAGCGGCATTAGTTGCTTGTTCTATCTGGGATTTTAATTGTCTGTCTTCGGCATCCTTTTTTTGTTCTGCTAGCCGTGCTTCTCTTTCTTCTTTCTCTTCAATGCTTGTTGCACGCTGTAAATCGGCATATTCAATATTTGCACGAGTAGCAAACAAACCCTTAGCTATTCTTAGCTTTTGAGGGTCATCCTTATACATCTCCTCAAGCTTGTCATTAGTTTCGTCAACGAATCCCGATAAGCCTCTAGGGTCTGTGCCTATGTTGGGGTTTGTGTAGGCGTCTGCGTCCTCGTCAAACTTATTTAAAAGTTCTTCTACTTCGCTTTGTACCGCTACTTTTGCGTCGTATTCGTCTTGTTCTTGTTTTTCTCGTCCAAGCTGTTCGATGGTAGCAAGCAACTGTAGGTATGCAGGGTCGTCCGCTTTAAGCTTGCGGTTGCCGTATTGTAAGCCTCCTACAAGTGCTTCTGCGGCGGCTACTGCGGTAAGATTATCAAAGACAACTTTATTGTTAATTTCCTTGTAAAAGTGTTTGGGAAGACCTTTAAGAACCTCGTCTGTTTCTGCTTTTGTCCAAGTGCTAGACATATCGAAGCTTTTCTGCAAAGCTTGAGTTATTAGGGTAGACTTACCCACCATATCAGGCATGAACAGCACGTCAGATACGCTTTGACCGAACATCCCTTGAGCGGTGGTTTTTATAATGCCATCTAACTGACTCGGAAAACTTTCGATAAGGTTTTCTTGAGCTTGCATCAAGCCCTCTATAACACCCGCTTGTCTGTTAACATTTGACAATACGTCGCCTTTTTCGGCTAGAAAACGAGCGTTAAAGTCCGCGTTAATCTGGCGTATTTGGTCAGCGTTTAAAGTCCCCGTTCCTTTACCAATTCCATAGCTGTCTATAATAGCTTGGTTCTTTTTATTCTTTACGGGATTTCCAGACGCTACCCTGCCAAAGTCTTCGTAGAGTTCATTCAGCATATCAGCGGCTTCTGGAATATACGCCGCGCCTTGTGACTTCTCTATAGCGTTACGAGCAATAGGGTTGAGACCAAAGATTCCCAACTTGCGATAATAATCGTCTAGTGTTTGCTTATTTTCTGCGTGCTTGCGCTTCTGCTCATCTGTAAGTTGATTATATGTAACTATTTGGTTCTCAGCTTCTTGAGTGTAACCACGAGCGATGTTTTGGACGCTTTCAGATGCAAACTTACCCAAAGAATTAGCTAGTTCTGTCCATTGTTTAGCTTCGACGTTGTAAGGCTCAACGTAGTTGTTTCCTGCTCCACCTGCTACTTCTGTAGCTCTTAGTTGAGCTTTAGGTAGGGGACGAGGTATTACTTGCCCTTCGGCTTGTCCGAGGATGTTTTGAAGTTCTTTTCTTGTACTCATAGTTTAATACCCCTCATCGGCGGGGGGTGAGGGCGGTGTTAAAGCACCTATTTGCAATTCGTTTCGAACGTTGGTTTGGTATTGGGAGTAAATGCCTGTAGCAGTGTTTGCTAAGCCAAGAAGAGTTGCCCCGTAGTTAGGCTGAGCGATAGGTTTGTTAATGTTTCCAACTTCATTAGAGAACGCCATTGCTTGTTGTTCTAATCCAAAGTCGCGAGATATATTGCCAAACTGAGCTTGTCTTACTAAGCCAAAAGCGGTGTCTCCTTCTTGTCGGGTGTAGTCAGCAAGCATGGCATTTACGCTTACGCCGCTTTTGTTGTTTTCAATCGCACTGGTAGCGGCGGTAGCACGAGCGGCTTCGGCTCTTTTAGTGTTTTCAACTAACTGTTGTGTTAAGACTTCGTTTTCCATGCCTTGCTTAACACGCGAAGCTGTGATGTCTGCTAAGTGTTTTTGACGGGCTCGCTCTGTTGCGGCGGCTTGAGCCTGTCTTTGAGCTTTGGCGGCTACTTGTTGCCCCCGAATGGAGAGCATAGCAGACCCAATCGCCGTAATAGCAGAGGTAGCCGCACCCACTTGGGCGGCGGTAAATCCTGCAATTGCTACACACATATTATTTTATTTATTTTGAAATGATTATAAATTGGAAAAAGGGGTGACTATTGATATGACATTTTTTGATAAATACAGCCCCGCAGTATTTGAGCCATTTAATGGCAATTTCGTTTTCTTGATGGACATAATTAAAAGTTGCTCCAAAAGGTTTTGTTAATTGTTGTATCCACTTGCGGGAAGATTTTAGGAACTGACGACCATTTACTTTTATTTCTGGAGTTCCTAAACACCAGATGTAGGCTTCTTCTCCTACCTTACCTACCCCAAACATAGCCATAGGGTTACCTTCGGGCGTTAATGCGGTGAGGGTGGTAGTGTCATTCTTTAAGCCACCTTTGAGGGCGTTAATCGGAGTAGCCCCTAAACAAGCTGTCTCTAGCTCATCTATTCTACGTATATTCTTTGCGATATACTGAGCGTGTTCTTCTGTGGCTTTTACAACAGAACAACTACCCTCTTGGGATATGAAGTTATTGGGCATACCTGCTTGCGCGTCCGTGAACGAAAGATTCAAATTCAGCGGCGGAAAAGTTACTGGGGAGTGCGGTGTTGTTTTCGATGGTGATAGTAGTGTCTTTAGCCGAGCTCATCACAGGGAAACGGAAAGCTCCGTCACTGAGGGCTAGTTCACCTATAACCGAGCTACCCACATTATACGGAACATAATCATTATTGTAAGTCTTGCGGTATTGTGGGGTAACTTTCACTCTAAACGATTGTGTATCGTGAAAGAATACAACACCGTGGCGAACTTGCATTTTGTTAAAATCTGTTGGTGTTTTGCCTTTTCCTGCGGCGGCTTTAAACAACACGTCAGAGAATGTGTAGGTCATATTGTAGGGTAATCCTACCCAAACATCGGTATCTTCGTCAACATTCAGAGGCAAAGATACAACACCTGCTGTTGTGTTTGTGGCATTTAGGCGAGTTCCATTTTTGGTGTAAACCTCTAGCTCGTTCTCTAAGGGCGCATAGGGCAAAGTTGTGTTAGTGGTGTATTCGCCGTCGTCATCAGCAAAACAAACTACTGACGTGTCCGCTTTTACTAGACCTTGGACTCGCATATCTAACAGCGTTACGTGGTCAATTATCGTAGTATCATCTTCGGGTGTAGGGTCTACAAGCCCCGAACTAATTTGCATTTCTAATAGTGAAGTTTCACCGTTACGGGCAAGAACTACTCTTAACGATGAGTCGAGGAAACTAAGTCCTATAATCTCACCATCTAGCTCAAACTTAAACCAACTACTCATAACCTTGTTGTTTCCACTATAAAAATAGCGGTAACAATATATACTTGACGGGTCTGCCTCGGTTACAACAGTAATAAAGTTTTCAGAAGTAGAACCGCTTAATAGTTTAATTCCGCTAGGTATATAATGCGGTATATGCTCTGTAATTTCAGTAGAACTAAAAGTGTCGTTAGTTCCTGTTTTTTCTAGCTGTTTAACACCAGTAAAACCCGACCTTTGAAAAGGAAACAGAACAAAAGAACCCACAGATATTGGGTCAACAGCATCGTCAAAGTCGAAGTTAGTTACTGGGTTTATGCTGACTGTTTTAGGAGTTAAGATTTCGTCTCCCTTTAATATGAATTGATTGTTCTCGGAGAAGAGCACTAAGTCTTCTTGGAAGCCTATAGCTGAGCGTAGGTTAGTTACTTTACTAGCCGCTACATTTATGTCTATTGGGTCTGAGTCTAGTAACTGGGTAACTGTGGTTCTCCCAAAGTTATACTCCATAATACCAGAATCTTCATTTGTTAAACCAAAACCCGCCTCAGACATAACAACGTTAGAGCCACTAAGAAAGCCAAGTCTTCCTTTGTAGAAGAACATATTTGATATAGTTTTTCCAACAAAAGAAGGAAGTGGGTTTGTTTCATCATCTCCAACTAGTTTATCCGCAAAACTCATGTTTCTCAGTTTAAACACATTAGGAGAAAGATTTATCAACTCTTGCGGCATAGTGTCGGGGTCGATGCCTTTTTCTTGTTCAAATCCTACCGTTTCAACATAAGACCCTTCACCATAAACACCCCCACTATTTGTTTTAAATTCAACAAAATAATCATCTGAGCCTGTCTCCGCATCTCCTCTTATTTTAATTTTAAATCCATTTTTATTAAACACGGGCAGGTTGGCAATGCTATCTACCTCTTTGTAAGCCGCCGAAAGACCAGTACCAGACAAAGAGTCTGAAGTAGTAATTGAAAAGTCTATGTCATCAGCCACTGAACTTTTTGCTGAAATAAAAATACTACTGCTAAATGTGGGTTGGTGTCCGTTAAAGTATTTGTCGTAACGATTACCTACGTCGGAGTGGTCGGAGGCAGGAAACATTTCGTCTTTTAAATTTCCTGCTATTACGTCCGTGTTAGCTTCTTTGTTTGGTGAGTCTGCGTCGGAAGGTCCACTTAAAGTGCTTTGACTTAATCCAGAGGCATCGCCACCAATAATTTCTAGTGCTCCCCCTCCTTTTAACACTTCTTCTATGTTGGGTGCTGTTTCTCCAAGATAGTAATTATTCTGTCGGTTTCCGCCTCGGTGATATCCCAACCTTTCATGGCGATTTCCCGACCCTTTAAAGTGACCGCCATCGTGCAAAACGATATTAGCTAATCTAAAATAAGTTTGTGATTCGCCATTATTGTCGTTGGCGTTATAACTCGCCATAACCAATGTAGCTTTTGGAGCTCTTGCTATCCCTAAATTGCTTTTAAAAGTAACTTTTAATGGTCCTTTTAAATATGCGCCCGTGCTAGTGAAATCTAAATTTGTTATCCTATACCCGTAAGTGGTTGTTGCCCCAATTAATGTGCCTTTACTATTCCAGTGTTGTCTAATTCCAGTTTTATATTTTGGCACATAATCAGCGACGAACTTCTGTACTGTAAAGGTAAGGGTTGGGAGTTCTGCGGCAGGGTCATTGTTACCTTGTATATCGTCTCCACTCTCTACGCTAACAACCTCGCACTGTACGCTATAGTCTTTTGAATAAGCACCTTGGTCTATTGTAATAACAGCATCTTTTGCCAAGCTACCTGTTTTGTCTAACACAACCTCGGTAGTTGTATTGCCCTCTGAGTCAGTAACTTCAGTTGATGTGCTCTTAGGCTGAGTTATCGTTGCTTTGTTTAAAAGAAAAGTAGAGTCAGCAACAGTCAACGCTTTGATTACGCTTGATGGTTCTGAGAATGATAAATTGTTACCAGTTAACTCTAGTCCGTTAGACTGGTCGTTAATCGTACATTCAGTCCCATCGAACATATTAAATATTCGTAGCTTACTAGCTGTAGTTTCGGTGACATTGAGGTTATTCTCATCTCCATCAATTTCCGTTTCAGTCTCAACGTTAGGGGTAATTAAAACAACATATTGCTCAGTGTCACTTCTGTTAATAAAATGAACGAAAGTTTTTTCATCTATTGCTTCTTGAAGAAGACGAGCGATAAAACGGGTGTTTGGACGCTTTTGAAGTCCGTCAACTACCGAACTAATAGCGTTCGTTTGTTCTGAGCATTGCCCGTCAAACCTAATAGCGTCTGGCTGTTGTGAGACGCCTTGAACAAGATTAGGTAGAGCGGTAGTGATTAATCCCATTAGATACTGTAGTTTCTGTTAATGCCAATCCTAGACGCTACGTCTGGGCTGTCAAATATAGTGCGGTCAGAGGTGTTGCCGTCTGCGTTCATTAGGCGTGCTCTTGCTTGGAACTCATCGCGTGCGATAAGAGCCTCAAGCTCCCTAGAGCCTACTACTCGACCTTGGAAAACTCGTGAAGCGCGTAGCGTTATGTAACGTCTAGCGACTTCGGGAAGACTGTCCCAATCCAACAAACGGATTAGGGATACAGTGATTTTGTCTTTGAATGTTGTTGTGTTGGTTCTTCTGTCAAATAAACTAAGACCTCGCTGAACGACATCGATTGTCTTGTCAGCTACATCTAGCTCAATAATATCCTCTGGTATTGTGATGATACCTTGAGAGTCGGGGGTGAGTTCAACGTTGTTTTCTGTGTTGAAGTGCCACCCCTCGGCTTGTACTTCTCTGCTCACTTCGTCAACAATAGTCACCGCCATCGCCGCTGATACAGGAAGAGCATTTGTGTCTGCTATACTGTTGACAGGCGTTTCGCCTATATGTCCGAGCATGGAGTTCACGGTTTCTAATTTTGTTGTGAGGGTGGGCATAATTATTTTTTCTTCTTTTTAGGAAAACCTTTCTTCATATTTGAATAGGATTTCTTAGATACTGTGGATTTTGACTTGGAACGACTGATTCCGAGCCGACGTCTGCGATTGATATTTTCGTATAAACTCATTTTAGCATTTCCATTTTCGAAGGGCTAAAGCCTTGCGGGTAGGGCGACCCTTGGAGTCCTTCATCGGTCCTTTTACGCCACTCATTCGGGCGCAGAATGACCTCTTACGAGCTCCGCCTTTTGGTTGGGGTGCTTTCAGATTAGAGCCTGTCTTTCGGTTGTAGTATTCACGTCCTTTTTTGGACAAACCACCAGTCTTAGACTTGTGCTCTTTTCTTAGGCTTACACCTTTTCTCTTTGCCATAATAAAAAAAAACTCCCCCAAGGGATTAACCAAGGGGGAGTTGAATTTAGGGGTTAGGTGTCGGAAGCTGTTTCTTCAACTTCGACCGCAACAGCGCACTCTGGGCGGAGAACTCCGTGACCCATCATGTACTTAGCCACGAATAAGTGACCTTGGCGTTCGATTTGATACTCGGACTCTGTGGCGAGGTCGAGCAACTTAACAGTACCGATAGCTTCCTTTGTACCTGCAAGGATACCATACTTGTATGGGCTTGCGGCTGTACCTTCTCCAGAGCGGAGCTTACGGAAGTCACCATTGTAACCACTGCCATCTGTGCCGAACGGAGAGTTCCTTACAGAACTTGAACCGTCTCCAGTAGTTACTGAAGAGTCATCAAGACCGTCAGCGATGTCAGCTAGGTGGTTAGACTTGTAGATAGTGATACCTGCAACCTGTGCAATCTTACCAGTTGCAATAGAACCGCTTCCCTTCGCATCAGCATTGATAGCGATAGAAACAGCGTTATTGTCGGCTGTGATTAGGTTGTAGTATTCACGAGGAGTTAGAATCGCAAAGCGACCTTCGTCTGGTGCATCATTCTTATCCAATGCTTCAGCAACTCCGTAGAGTGCATCAACGATACCTTGAGCAGTGTCAAGGGTTGTGGATAGGACTGTCGAACCACTCTTACCACCGTCAGAGGCGGCAAGGTTGCTGTCAGACAGAGCGGCGGCGTAAAGTGTCTTCATCGTAGCGATGTCGAAACGTTTAGCCAACGCCTTACCTAATTCCGTAGCGTAGATAGAGCGTACATCGTAATGCTGTTTAAGCTCGTCTACATTCGGGAGGAAGGTAGATGCAAGGAGGACGTCATCAATGTGGATGACCTTCTCCGTCATAGCAATCTTAGATAGGTTGCTTTCGATTATGGAATTACCTGCGGTGTGGTAAGAGGCTTCTGCAATACCCGAAACTGGGAATTGGGCTGACTTACCAGAGCTAATGGTGCGGACTGTGTGTAGTCCTTTCATTATGTTGTTCTCGGCAAAGCTAGTGAGAATTTCACCGCTAAATACCTTGAGGAACAAATCATTAGCTTCTGGACTGCTAGCCCTAGAATCCATACCACTACGAGTTAATCCCGTTGAGGGGACTTCTAGTGCCATAGTTATTTCTTTCTAATGAGGGTTTATGTTTATGTTTAGGTATTCTGTGGTTTAACTACTTTGCTTGTGTTAGTTATCCAACGCATTGGGCTAACGGCTATTTTCGTCTTGCACGGAAAGTAAGTGAGGCAACGCTCGTTCATAATAGCGAAGTAGATTCCTCTGTTTTGGGTCGTTAATTGGATTATGAACACGACGCCAAGCACCACCTCCACCGTTCCAGATGAACAGGAGGTGCTTATGAGTTACTGTATGTCCAAACGATTCAATATGTCTCGCATAGTGCGAGAGAACCGTGCGACATACTTCTTCAGCAACTTCTGGAATGAAGACAGCTTCAAGGCTAATTGTTTTCCCAGAGATTCTAGCGTAGTCCATAGCCATAATGAGGTGGATTTGATAAAGCCCATAAGCTTTACCATTGTCGCCTCGGATGGTCGGAGGACTACCGATAGGAACTTCGATTTTAGGGATAATTTCAACAACTTCATTTATAATCTTTTCTTTATCGTTTGACCATAGAGCTACCAAAGTAAAAAGAAAGGAGAGCAAGCATACCTTGACGGACTTCGGGAAGTAGGACAAAACCTTGAACATTTTCATAAGTAACCTTTGAGCCAAAAATAAATTTAAATATTCCTCCGCTGTGTTGGCTCTCAAGGGCTAGGGGAACGTTAATAAATGCAAAGATGAAAGGAGCAACAATCACAGCAAACAGGATGAGGATGGCAATCATTCGCCTTACCCAAACTCCCGCTGTACGTGATGCCGCTCTGTCGGCTGAGTCGTCGGAGGCTTTCTGTTTCTGGAGCATCGATTCCAGAATACGACTCTGACTTTCTGCTTGAGCACTTATTAAGCGCATAACGAAGCCTGTGACTCCGCCCCCTAGCATAGACAGTAATTCAATACTCATAATTATATTACGTTAGACATAGCTATTCGGTCTTGAACCTCTTGACGATATGCAGGGTCATTAGCATACCGAGGGTCACTCATCGCTTTTGTAATTTGCGAGGTGGAACCAAATGGTATGACTGAGGGTCCTTTTGTGCCACCTTGGGTTATTGTAGGAGGTTTGCCTCCCGCTGATACCATCTGAGCGTACAATCCTTTAGCCGCTACTTTAGCTTGCGCTAGGTTGCCGCTTTCGACCATTGAGTTATAAGCGTCTTGCTCGTCGGCAGACAGGTTTTGCTCTGCCCAAGTAAGCATAGAATTGTAAGCTTCTTCTCCGCCTACCTCGTTGCGTACTTGGTCAGCTTCGTTAGAAACTAGAGCCGCTTGTCCTGCTATAAAACTCTCTACAATCTCGCGAGGTATACCCGCCTCAGCCAGTGAATTAAATGATTCCTCGGTAAGATTCCCAGTTTCAGTCCACTCGTCTGTGGCAGAAGAAATAGCCTCAGACATAGATGACTCACTTACAGCGTCTATTTCTTCGTCTGTAAGCTCTTCTTCTACTTCTTCGGTCTCTCCTCTGGATTGCTTAGCCTGTAGCTCTTGATAAGCTTTAGCTAGGTCTTCTGGAGATTCAAACTTCTCATCAAGCCACTCTGGGCGGTCGCCCTGTTGTGCCTCGGTATTAGCGGCGTCTTGTTGCGCCGACTGTTCTTCCAAGGAGATATTTTCTCCTTCTGTTTTCTCGTTGATTTCAACGGACTGGTACTCTGCCATAATTACTGTTCCTCGCTAGGGTTTTGTTTCATTTGGTCGGATATAGCTTTAATACCCGCAGGTCCAAGCTTCTCAACCATCATCTGCTGTTGCTGAGCTTGTTGAGCGGCTTGTTGCTCCTGCTGAAGCTGTTCCGAGGACTTTATAAGCCCTTCTGTTTTGATACCGAGAGCGGTTGCTCTGCGTGTAAAGTATTCGTTAGGCATTACATATTGTTGTAATACCTCTGGTCCAAACATCTGAGCCGCACCACTGAGGAACATATCTAATTTATTTAGGTCGTTACCTCGTCCAAGAGCTTCAACGCCTGTAATAATAACGGGTTTGACCGTATCTTTAGGAAGCTTGGGCATAGAGTCGTTCTTGCCCATGACTGCCATCAACCGATTTACCATTGGTAGTTGTAGTTCTGTACTTAACAAAGAATACAACCCACCTAGAGCGGCTTCTAGCTCTTGTCCGAGCATACGTATCTCTTCTGCCGTAACACGCTCAGCGTTACGCACGGTATTCGAAGTGAGTAAGAAAGCGTGAGAAAGGCGGTCTTTGATGGCTTCAATAGTTTGCTGAGCCACCTGTAGGTCAGCCTGTTTGTTTACCTGTAGAACGGTAACGTCTTGGACATTACCATTAACAATTGCGCCATTAGGAGACTCTGCGAGGGTACGGGCGTTGGTAGTTCCGTTCGGATTAACAAGGAACAATACCTTTGCGGACGCGGCAGAGCCTTCGACGATTGCTTGTGTAAGTTTCTCTAAGGATTGTAAGTCGCCGAGATACTCTTCAATATAGCCGCGCCCGTAAGACTCACCGTCTATGCGGCAGAAACGTAGGGGGATATATGGGCATTTATCTTTCTTGTATGTACCACGCGAATTTGGGATAGGAACACCATTGATGTCTTGCCAAACTTCCCACTTGTTGTCGATTAACTTGATTGCAGTGTACAAATTACAATTATCGTTAGGCGTCTCACTCTTAGTGCCAACAGCTTGTTTCATCTCATCGGATAAAACCGAGTAAGCTATGGTCTCTTTGGTCGCCATAGATACAGGTTGCCCCATCGGGTCGCGCTCGACAATGTATCTGTCAAGACTGAAGACTCGCATACCCCCTTCGTCTGGCAGATATACAAGCGCGTTGCCTGTAATTATAAGGTCTTTAAGGGTCTCGTGGAGAACGGTTCGGTAAGTCTCGCGGCTTATTTCGTCCATTACTGCCTCTTCCATTTTCTGAAGAGCAGACTCAATTTCAGTAATCATCTCGTCTGGTGCGCCTTCTTCTTTAAGGGCATACGAATCTACGTTCAGACGAAAGAAGGGGGCGTTGGGTGGTAGGAGTGCTAACAGTAATTTAGATGCGAGGTTATTTACTCCGCGAGCCCCAACGCCCTGAAATGGTGTATCTAACCGCGAATGAGGACCAAACCCTTCCTCTGGTTGTATATAAGGTAAGGTTAATTTAGAACACTGACGCGCCCTGTCTAAGTACTGGTAGCGATTTCCGACTGCCTGTTCGTAGCACTCTTGCGCGGTTTTATATTCCATAATTATCTGTTAAGTGCGAGGTACTCGACGGCGTTTTTAACCTGTACCTTGTGTGAGGGGTCATCAAGAGTTGACCAAGGGTCACCATTATCTTTAAATGTAAACCAATTATAACCATTGTCTGTTTCACCGTATGGGTCATAATCGTCGTCATCATAGACAAACCACATTTGGTAGTTCGACTCTGAGTTCCAACCCTGTGTTCCAATTCTCCCATCAGCACCGTCTTGCTCCCACTCATTAGAGCCGTCAAAAATATACAGTCCATCAAGGTTAGAGTGTCCATCAACTGTCAGTTCTACCTGTGCAGTGCGCACGCTAGGCGTGTTTCGTATCGTCATAGTGTTCGTACCACTATAGGTGCGTTCTATGTCGCGGGTCTCGGAGACGCCATTTTGGGTTATAGTTATTGTGCTCATCAGTAATTAACGTTTGCTCCGCTTCCACCGCTGTTTGTGCGAGCTCCAGAACCACGACTTACAGTCAGCGCGGATGTACCCCTGCGCTTTGCTCTAGTACCTTTAGTTGGGCGAGGACTTTTTACCGCCTTTGCCTTCTCTGTTGGAGGAGGAGGTGGAGCGGGTGGTGGAGGAGCTTCTGGTATCTCTGGAGACTTTGGCATACACATGATATTACTTTACGTTTGGGTTTAATACGGATTCATTTTGATAATTATATTGGTGACGTAGCATCTCCACTATTTGTCTTTGACCACTATAAAACATCACTTGTTCAATGGTTTGTGAAGGGGTGAAAACTTTCGCAGGGAATTGTTTCTCTAAGTGTTCTAAGAGAGCCTTTGAAATTGGAGGAAACTCATCGTTCATATTCATATAATAGACAAGTTAAACTATAGGTCGTTAAGTTCGGATGGAAGTTTACCGTCTTCAATCCATTTTTTAGTCTGAAGCATACACATGACGTTCCATATTATAGCACCACCGTGGTCTTCATCTTGTTCGTCTTCCATCCATTGCCAGAGGTGTCGATACAGGCTGTCAACGTATCGGCTTAGAGGGATGCCCTTTTGCCAGTTGTTGCGTCCGTAGTGAACTGCGCCATCCTCAAAGCGTTTAGCGGCGGCTCGCAGAGCGTAGGGAGGCATTAAGCTAGGAAGCCCGTTGCCTATCTTAGAATCTCTTATAGCTCCTGTTTCGTACTCTGCGTGCTTTCCAGAGTTTGGGAGTCTTGGTTGCTCGGTAGCCATAGTTTTATTTCCTTTGTTTTTTCGTTATAATCTCCATCTTGTAGGATATAAGAAAGACGCGCTGTTAGGAGAGCATCATCTTCTGTTAAGTCTTTAGCCTCGTATAGTTCCACTATATTAGCCCACGATGTACCACCTTTGTGTAGGTGTTTACGGGCGGTCACAGGACCAACCCCTTTGATGCCCTCAAAGCCATCTACTGAGTCTCC